ACTTGTATGACGCATTAAGATATGGTGTAATGACACGCCCAAGAAGCAGCGTATTTGATTTTGATCCTGCTATTCAAAGAACAGGCTTTCAAGCATCAGACCCAACTTTTGGTTATTAAGGATTTCCTATGGAAGAAGATGATATTTTTGACACAGATGAATTATCAATGGATGAAGATAAGTCTTCATATATAGAAGATACTAGTGAGGATGAACTGAGTAGTGACCCTGCTACAGGCACTATCGTAGGTTTTGTAGCAAACAAGTATAGTAAAGCTGACAAAGCCAGATACTCTGACGAACAAAGATGGATTAAATCTTATCAGAACTACAGAGGTATCTACGGTCCTGACGTACAGTTTACTTCCACAGAAAAATCCAGAGTATTTGTAAAAGTAACCAAGACTAAAGTTCTTGCAGCTTACGGTCAAATTGTTGATGTTTTATTTGGAAGCCACAAGTTTCCTATTTCAATAAACCCTACTAAACTTCCTGACGGTGTAGCAGAGGCTGTACACTTTGAAACAAACCCTCAGATAAAAGAAGCTACTTCACAAGGTCTTACTCCTGATGATACCAAGTTACAGCCTGGAGAAACCATAATTGATCTAAGAGAAAGACTAGGAGGTTTACGTAATAAACTAGAACCTGTTCTTGACGATCTTAGAGAAGGTGAAGGACAAACACCATCACAACCTAGTTATCATCCTGCTATGGTAGCAGCAAAGAAAATGGAAAAGAAAATCCATGATCAACTAGACGAATCTAACGCAAGCAAACAATTACGTAACACAGCCTTTGAAACTGCTCTGTTTGGTACAGGCATAATGAAAGGCCCATTTGCTCTTGATAAAGAATACCCTAACTGGGATGATCAAGGCAACTACTCCCCAATGTACAAAACTATTCCCCAGACTTCTAGTGTAAGTATCTGGAATTTTTATCCTGATCCAGATGCGAACAACATGGATGAGGCTGAGTACGTTATTGAACGACATAAAATGTCTAGGTCACAGATGAGGTCTTTAAAGAACAGACCTTTCTTTAGATCTAACTCGATTGATACAGCAATTGAAATTGGTGAGTCCTACTCAAAAGAGTGGTGGGAACAGGTTATGGAAGATGCTGATCAAGAGACTAAAGCAGAACGCTATAACGTCCTTGAGTTCTGGGGTTATGTTGACACTGATATTTTAAAAGATCACGATGTAGAAATTCCAAAAGAGTTGAAAGATCAGGATCAAGTATCAGTTAATATCTGGATTTGTAACGGACAAGTATTACGACTTGTAATGAATCCGTTTAACCCTGCTATCCTTCCGTACTATGCTGTACCCTACGAAATTAATCCTTATAGCTTCTTTGGTGTAGGTCTTGCTGAGAACATGGATGATACCCAAACACTCATGAATGGCTTCATGCGTATGAGTGTGGACAATGCAGCATTATCAGGTAACTTGCTTATTGAAGTAGACGAAACTAATCTAGCCCCTGGTCAGGATCTAACAATGTACCCTGGCAAAGTCCTGAGAAGAATGGGGGGAGCACCTGGACAGGCTATCTTTGGTACTAAGTTCCCTAACGTAAGTAACGAGAACATGCAAATGTTTGATAAAGCAAGGGTACTAGCAGATGAATCAACTGGCTTTCCTTCTTTTGCTCATGGTCAAACAGGCATACAAGGAGTGGGTCGTACTGCTTCTGGTATTTCTATGCTTATGTCTGCTGCCAACGGTAGCATACGTACTGTTGTTAAAAATATAGATGATTACTTATTATCACCACTAGCAAAATCTTTTTTTAGTTTTAACATGCAGTTTGATTTTGATCCTGATATTAAGGGTGACTTAGAAGTTAAAGCTGAGGGTACAAACTCTTTGATGGCTAACGAAGTTCGTAGTCAAAGACTCATGCAGTTTCTTGGTGTTGTTCAGAATCCTGCTCTTGCACCTTTCGCAAAAATGGATTATATTATCAGAGAGATTGCAAACTCTATGGATCTTGATCCTGACAAAGTTGCTAACTCAATGACAGACGCAGCTATACAAGCTGAGATCTTAAAGAAATTTCAAGCAGAAAATCCACCACCTCCACAGGCAGCACCACCACAACAAGGAGCACCTGCAGGAGCACAAGCACAAGACACTCAAGGATCTGGTGGTGGGCAGATAGGTACAGGATCTGTTCCTACCCCAGGTGAGCCTGGATTTACTGCTAACACAGGACAAGGGCAAGGATGAACTTAAAACCTTTAGTGAACGACAACAAACTATGGAACTCGTTTAACGAAGAACTGGATCGAAGACTTAACTACGTTCACATTCAAATAGAACAAACGTTAAAACCAGATGACTTATTTAGACTACAAGGTGAAGCAAGAGCACTACGTAGATTAAAACTTTTAAGGGATGAAGTGAATGGTGCTGAACATACAGGGTAATCAGACTGAACCTGCAACAACTATTGGACGTTTTGGTCTTGAGAAAGAAGATCCTACGATAGGTATAGATCTTCCTGAAGGTCTTTATAACCAAGTTGATACTTACTTAGATTCTGCACAATCTAGTCCAGATGCTTTTTATCCTGAACTACCATCAGAACCATTAACAGAACCTAGTGTCGTATCACAGACAGATGAAATATTTAGTAAGAAACCAAAAACTAGACCACGTAAACCAATACCAAATATAAGTCCAAAGATAAGACCTGGCTCAGTAAGCCCTATAGATAAAATTGCGGAGCTTAACTATCTTTTAGAAGGTACACGTAATCCTAACTCAAAAAAATCAAAAATTCTTTCAGGTTTAAACTCACTTACTGAAACTGGTCAAGAAGCTATAAAAGGTTTTATGGATACGGCTGCAGGTGGAGAAACAAATCTTGATCCTGTAAAAGATGCTTGGTGTGCAGCTTTTGTTGCCCACGTTCTTAGTGAACTTGGAGCAGATCCTTTGAAATCAAAAGATAAGTATGACAGGCTCAGAGCAGATAAGTACAAAGACTACGGATCAAAGGTAGAAAACTTTGCAGATGCCAAAGAAGGTGACCTAGTTATTTTTGATTTTAACGGAGATGGTAAAGGAGATCACGTAACTTTTTATGCAGGTGACAGAATAACATCCCAAGGAGGTAAAAGCCTTTATACTGGTGGAGAGTACATCAACGTAGTAGGTGGTAATCACGATGGGGGTGAGGTTAGTATAAGAGAAAATCATCCTGCTTATGTAAAGAGTAACGTTCTAGCACTAAGAAGAATTACGTACAACGACATTGACTTTGACTTTACTCAAGAGATGGCTAAACAAGACCCTGTATTTAAAAAGTTTGTTCCTGAGTATGCTTCCCTTAATCCTAATGATGATGATGACTTACCATCCTTTGACGAAGGTGGTCTAGCAGAGAACAAAGATTTAGATTTAGCTAGATCCTACGGTGTGACAGTTGTTGACCCAGAAGAAACAAGTGAAACTGTAAAAGCTTTAGGAAAAGCAGCAATAGAAAGTATTCCAGGCATTAGCACTGCAACAACTATAAGAGATATTAAAGAAGAGTTACAAGAAGAAGATCCTAGTTTAGCTAAGATAGGTATGTTGGCTGCTAGTGAAGCTGTAGGTATGATTCCTGGCTTAGGTCAAGTAGGTAAAACTATAATACGAAAAACTAGCACAAAACTAGTTGATAAAGCTGCAGATGCAAAAGAAGCAGAAAGACTTATTAAAGATTCTGAAGCACTAGAGAAGTGGCGTAAAGAAAATAAACTACCTGAGTCACAAAGACAAAAGAATCCTGAAGGATCAAAAAAGGCAGCATCTGATTTACTAGAAGGTGAAATTACTTCTAAAGAAGCTAGGCAAAGAATAAAAGATTTTATACCTGATCCACAAGAGTTTACTGCAGAGCAAGTCTTAGACATGATGCCTAGTCTTACTCAGATAACAGGAGCACTAGGTAAGAAAGCTAAAAAGTATCCTATCATAGGTGTTAAAGGAAAAGACTTAGATCAAGGGCAAGTAGTATCTTCTAGACTAGATATCCCTGCCTATGATGACTATGATACATGGGTGGTCTCCATTCATGATGGTAATCAAAAGTCAGGTAGTGTTGTTGGATATGGACAAGCTATTAGATTAAAGAATATTAACTTTGGTTCAGATCCTAAGACAGCCCTTGATATTGCTAGAGGCAAAAGACTTGTTCAAGCTACAGGAGAAGATGCTCCTAAACCTCAAGGTAAAGCTACTATTGCTCGTATCTTTGGAGAGTATCAGCCTGAAGATCCTTATGATTTACAACGCCAAGCTGCTGAGATAATAGCTTCAGGTTCAGAAGAGTGGACACAGATAGGAATGAATCCTTATCGTGGAAGTGCTTTTTACAATAAAAAAACTGGTGCTCCTGTATTTGAAGCAGATGAAATAATTCAAGTTGGTCCTCTTGTACTAGCTAAAAATGTAAAGAAACCCACTATCTCTCAAATGAAGCAAATGGCTGTAAGGACAAGAGATGGTAAACTAAGAATGTTTAATGAAGGTGGTACAGCAATGAAAGATCAAATGCAGATGGCGTTTAAAGATGATGGCATGACTAAAGATCCTGTCTCAGGTAACGAAGTTCCTCCAGGCTCGTTAGCCAAAGAAGTACGAGATGATATTCCTGCCATGTTATCCGAAGGTGAATATGTTGTTCCTGCTGATGTTCTTAGATTTTACGGTGTAAACTTTTTTGAGAACTTACGTAACCAAGCAAAGTCTGGTCTACAGACTATGGAAAACACAGGTAGAATTGGTGGTGATCCAATGTCTCCTCAACAAGTACAACAGAACATGAGTGGTAAACCTATGGCAGGTTCTCCACCTGCACAACCTGTAGCTGCTAACACTGGTCCTGCTATGTTAGGTCAACAATCTCAAACAGGTACAAACACGGCAACAACAGGACAAGCTGCACAAAATACGTTTGCTCCTATGAACTTTTCAACTGTAGGGTTCAGCCAGTTTCAACAACCTGATCAGAAACCTACTAGTGTTACCTCAACTAAAACATATGTTAACGCAAAGAATACCTCTGACACAAGAATTGTTACGTATGTAGATGGTGCAGTAACACCTCCTGCTGACTCTAAATATACTCAACCACCTTATTACTTAATGGGTTCACCTGCGTTAGCAGAAGCCATCAAGGGTGCTCCTAAAGGAGGAGGCGGTGGAGGAGGAGGAGGTGGTGGTGGTAAACCAGAACCAAAAGATCCTAATGCTTGGGCAGAAAGTATTACAAATCCTGAAGAGTGGGCAGAAGAAAACCTACAAGGAAAAGCTAACAATCTAATCAACACCATTAAGTTAGGCACTAGTGTAGCAAGAGTTAACGCTATGGCAGAACTTGCTAAAGCTCAAGGTAACATGGATTTGTACAATAGCTTATCAAATAAAGCAAAAGAGTTTGTTGCTGATAATCCAATGCTTAACTCTCTTCCTAATGCTTGGATTGACGGTGACAAGATTGCTGCTGATCTTCAAAAAGATTCTGATTTAGTAAAAAGTATTTTTGGTGGAAAATCTCAAACAGATAAAGTCCTAGGCTTACCTACTCCTAAAACTCCTGGAGAGGTAGCAAAGTCTTTATCAGAAAAAGCAAGTCAAGCAAGCAGTTCAAGTGATCTACGTATCTTACAAGAAGCGCAAAAAATAGCTGAGAAAGCAGAAAAGTCTGGAAAAACTATAGCAGAAGTTGGCAGAGAGTCTGGAACTTTACAAGACAAGATTGACAAAGAAACAGAAGGGGGTGGATCATATGATTCATCTACTGAATCTACAGGAGGTCAAGGCGATCTAGGCTCAGGATCTGGTCCAGGAGGTATGAACAAAGGTGGACTAATGAAAAGGAAGAAAAAGAAAGGCAAATAAGTAACTATAAGGCTACTCAGCTACGGCTGACCCCAACAGAAAAGGAAAAGATATGCCTGAATTAACTGAAATGCAAAAACCTAAAACAGCAGGTTTTGTGGATCGTGGATTCAACCACTCAAAAAAACAAAAACTTATTGAAGAAGAAGAAAAAGAAATTGCTAGGTTAGAAGCAGAGGCTCGAGGTGAAGAAGTTGCTGAAGATAAACCCAGTGGCGAGGATACTGAGGACACCGAAGTTCAAACAAAAAGCGATCCCAAACAAGAAGAAGCCACAGAGGAAACCGAAACACAAGAAGATGATTCAGAGTTAACTGCTGAAGAGAAGTCTTTTAAGAAACGTTACGGTGACTTGCGTAGACATATGCAAGACAAAGAAAAAGAGTGGAACGAAAGAATCCAAGCTCTTGAGAGCCGTAAGGCAACAGACACAATAATCCCACCAAAAACTCCTGAAGAGATTGATGAGTGGGCAAAACAATATCCTGATGTAGCAGGTATCTTTAACAAGATAGCAGAAGAAAAAGCTAAACAATTATTTAGTAAAGCTGAATCAAGATTAAAAGAATTAGATGATGCACACACAGAAGCTCTAAGATTAAAAGCTGAGAACGTCATACGTAAGTCTCATGATGACTTTGACGAATTAAAAGCTTCAGAAGAGTTTCACAACTGGGTAGATGAACAACCCAAATGGGTTAAGGATGCACTGTACGAAAACTCAGATGATCCTGCTTCAGTTGTTCGTGTTATTGATTTATACAAGGTTGATAAAGGTATTAGTATAGCAGACAAGCGTGATAGCAAAAAAGCTGCAGCTTCTACCATTACCAAAGGAACTCGTGCTTCTATTGATGACAAAGGTACTTCAGGTCAAATAAAAGAGTCTGACGTAGCTAGAATGTCAACAAAGGAGTTTGAGGAACGTCAGGATGAAATTGCTGAAGCAATGAAAAAAGGTAAATTTATCTATGACGTATCTAAGTAGTTGACAGTTTAAAAGTCTTCTATATAACTACATGTATCTGTATTGAAGCCCCCTTTATGGACTACCTTCAAAGATACTTTCCAAGCAAAAGCATAAACTACACAAAGACTTACCTGCACAAGTATAGGCCCACCTACGTGTTACCCTAGAACGTCAGCCTCTTTAAAGGTGTTTAGCTTTATTTTTTAAGCCAAATATCAGGAGGATTAACAATGGCTTTTTCAACAGCAGGAGGATACGGTAACTTACCTAACGGTAACTTTTCCAGTATCATATACTCCAAAAAGGTACAGCTTGCTTTTCGCAAGAGTACAGTATGTGGTGATATAACCAACTCTGATTATTTTGGGGAGATTTCTGCCCAAGGTGATACGGTGAAAATCATCAAAGAACCTGAAATTTCTGTGTCGTCTTATGCTAGGGGTACACAGGTTGCAGCGCAAGATCTTGACGATGAGGATTTTTCTCTAGTCGTAGATAAAGCGAACTACTATGCTTTTAAGATCGATGATATCGAAGAGGCGCATAGCCACGCAAATTTCATGCAACTTGCAACTGATCGTGCAGCATACCGTTTAGCTGATCAGCATGACCAAGAAGTTCTTGGTTATCTATCAGGTTTTAAACAGTCTGCTTTACATTCTGATGCTGATACAGTCAATGACCAAACAAATGGTTCAAAAGCTGTGGCAACAGCAGGTTCAGACGAGTTGTTATCTTCAATGAAACTTATCAAGTCTTCATTTGGTAACATCACAACTAGTTCTGCAGCAGATCACTCAATCCCTGTAGCAGCACGTTTACCAGGTGCAACAGCACTACCAACAGCAACTGTTTCTCCTGCGATGATTATATCACGCATGAAGCGTTTGTTGGATCAACAGCAAGTTGATTCACAAGGTAGGTGGCTTGTAGTTGACCCTGTGTTTATGGAAATCATGGCAGACGAGGATTCTCGATTCTTAAATTCTGACTATGGTGAATCAGGTGCTCTACGTAATGGTCTAGTCCTAAATAATATTCACGGTTTTAGACTGTATACTTCCTCAAACCTTCCTTCAGTAGGAACAGGTTCAGGAACTACAGGTTCTGCAAACCAGAATACTAATTTTGGCGTGATCGTTGCAGGTCATGATTCTGCAGTCGCAACAGCGGAGCAGATCAGCAAGACTGAAACTTACCGTGACCCTGACAGCTTTGCTGACATTGTTCGTGGTATGCACCTATACGGCAGAAAGATTCTTCGTCCAGAAGCAATCGTAACTGCTAAATATAACGCAGCGTAAGGGGAGATTGAATTATGG